ACGTAGTAATGAACCCCTTGTGTACGACAACGCAGGAGGCGCTGTAGTCAAGCTTAGTACAGTTTCTGGTGCTGCTGGTGTCGCTACTACTATGTACGGAAACGAAGTTATAGCAGCTTATGGACGCTTGTGGACAGCAGACATAAACAACGACAAGTCTACAGTGTACTGGTCTGACCTATTGATTGGACACGATTGGTCTGGAGGTACTAGCGGGTCCATTGATATTTCAAAGGTATGGCCTGATGGCTATGACGAGATTGTGGCTTTGGCTGCACACAACGGCTTGTTAATTATCTTTGGTAAACACAGCATTGTTGTGTACCAAGGAGCAGAAGCACCAGCTACGATGTCTCTTGTAGATACTGTAGCAGGCGTGGGTTGCGTAGACAGGGACACAGTACAACATACTGGTTCTGATGTATTATTTTTGTCCCACACGGGCCTAAAGAGCTTTGGTAGAACTATTCAAGAAAAGTCAATGCCTATCACAAGTTTGTCCAGTACAATATCTAAAGACATAATTGATTTGCTTCAGAATGAAACAAGTTTCTTTAAAACTGTTTATAGTCCAGAAGAAGGTTTTTACTTATTGACTTTTTCTGCACAGGACACAACCTTCTGCTTCGACGTACGAGGAACACTAGAAAACGGAGCATACCGTGTAACACGTTGGCCTGGCACTAGTTTTACAGCTTACGGTAGAAAAGACGACGGAACACTTTTGATTGGCACCGGAGAAGGAATTAGTGAGTACTCAGGATACAGAGACAATGGAGAGCCTTATCGCTTTAAGTACTACAGCCCCGGTTTGACTTTTGGTGATCCTTCACGTCTCAAGATACTAAAGAAGCTACGCCCTACAATTGTTGGTGCAAACAGCGCCATTATGTTTCTTAAGTGGGCGTATGACTTTGGTACGTTTTTTCAAACGTCAGAGTTTACAGTAGGTAATCAAGTCACTGGTTACTTTAACGAAAGTGAGTACAACACTACAGTAGAATTTACAGGTGGTGACCTTACGTCACGACGTGGGATAAACACTACCGGAGGCGGTGGAGTTATAACTATAGGTTTGGAAGCAGACATAGACGGTTCAGGTTTGTCTCTCCAAGAGATCAACGTATTAGCACTAATGGGTAAAGTACTATGAGTAACTATACTAAGACCACTGACTTTGCCGCTAAAGACAGTCTACCTTCCGGAGACAGCGGTAAAATCATTAAGGGCGCTGAATTTGAAACAGAGTTTGACGCTATATCAACAGCTATCGCTACAAAGGCAGACATTGCTTCGCCTACGTTTACAGGGACAGTAACAATTCCTGCACTGACGTTTAACGGTACGTTGTCAACAGGAACTATTGACGGAGGTACTTACTAATGCCAGATTGGTTAATGAAACTACTTGGTTTAGGCGGGGTTGCTACTGCTGGCGGTCTTTTAACTGGAGAAGCTTATCAACGCTTAGGCGAGATTGGTGAGCAAGCTCAAGCAGGGGCCGGAGAACTTGCTGAACAACAGCTACAACAAACGCAGTTTAGACCCTTTACCGTGACCACAGGAACAGGAGGCCAATTTCAGACAACTCCTGAAGGTGGTCTTGGTGTGTCTTTGTCTCCGCAGGAAATGGCCTTGTCACAAGCATTGTTTGGACAAGCCGGTCAAATGTTTGGTCAGCCTGTACTAGGACAACCTCAGTTGTCACAAGCAGGACTAGGCGCTCTTGGCATAGGCCAACAACTCATGGGTCAACCTACGTTCGGCATGATGCCTACCCAAGCAGCGTCCCAACAAGCCTTTGGTCTAGGTGGTCAGTTTATGGGCGCTGCAGGACAACAACCCGCAGACTTAAATCTTCTTCGGGGCATGTTTGGTGGTCAAGTTGGAGGATTCTTAGGACAACAACCTAGTGCTGGTATAGGACAGCTAGGACAACAGGCGTTGGGTCTAGGAGGCGCTGGGTTGGCTGGCGGCGCTCCTGACGTAACTGGTGCATTTGCTGGGGTTACAGATCCCGGTGTTAGAACTGGTGCTGGTGCCCTTGCAGGACAACTTATGGGTGCTTCTGCAGCAGAACGTGGTTTAGCCCTTCCAGACGTCAGTCAAACTTTTGCTGGTCTTCAGGCTCCGGGTGTTAGGACAGGAGCCGGTGAACTAGCTCAAACAGCTTATGGTTTAGGCATGGCTGGTCTTGATACTGCTGCTCCTGCGGACGTAGAAGCCTTACGTCAACAGTACGGCGGCCTTGCGGGTCAAGCGGCACAACAAGTGCTCCAGCCTACAGCCGAAAGAGAAGCAGAGGTCTTTGAGCGAATACGTGCTTCACAACGTCCTGAAGAAGAACGTCAGCGTCTTGCGCTAGAGCAACGACTAGCAGCACAAGGACGACTGGGTACACGTACAGCACAATTTGGAGGCACTCCAGAGTCTCTTGCTTTAGCTAAGGCACAAGAAGAAGCACAAGACAGAGCGTCATTAGCAGCAATGCAACAAGCCCAAGCAGAACGAAGGCAGGCTCTTGGCGAAGCCCAAACCTTTGGCGGTATGTTTACACAACAGGCAGGTTTGTCAAGTCAGTTGCAGTCCCAAGCACAACAAAGGGCGCAACAACTTGCCAGCCTTGGTTTGTCTGCAGACCGTGTTCAGGCACAACTTGAGTCGGAAGGGTTCGGTAGACAGCTTCAGTTGGGTCAGGCAGGAATACAAGCTGCTCAGGCTCAATCAGCGTTACGTTCTCAGGCACAACAAAGAGCCAACCAACTTGCTAACCTTGGTTTGTCTGCTGAACAAGTACAGTCACGTATGGAATCTGAAGGCTTTGGGCGTCAGATGCAGTTAGCAGGAGCAGGTTTACAGGCGCAACAAGCGCAGTCTGCTTTGGAGTCTCAGGCACAACAACGGGCCACGCAGTTGGCACAGCTTGGGCTGTCCGCAGAACAGATTCAGTCACGTTTGCAAACAGAGGGCCTTGGAAGGGCTACTACTGCTGCTGGTCAAGCTGCTCAGTTGGCTCAACTTGCGGGAGGTCTTCAGGCTCAACAGGCTGGCCTTGGCGCACAGTTTGCAGGACTTGGTGCAAACCTAGCAGGACAACAGCAAGCTCTGGACGCTGCAAGACAACAACAGGCACTACAGGCGTTGACTGCGGGTCAAGGACTCCTAAGCGGTGGTCTAGGACTGCAACAGCTGCAACAACAGCTAGGCACAGGTGCGCTTGGCGCTGCTTACTTGCCACAGGCACAAGCTCTGAACGTACTACAAGCAGGACTGCCTATTTCAGAACTAGCCCAGCGTGGTCAGTTGCAGGGCGCTGGTTTGTTCGGACAGGCGCAGATGAGTGGACTACAGGCACTTCTGTCGTCGGCACTGGGTCAAAGCGATTTGTACGGTCAGTTGGGCACTGGGCTTTTGGGAGGCGTCTTAGCTCCTTCCGAAAGCAACCCGTTGTATGACATTTTAGGCGATATTTTTAAGAAGGACTAAACAATGGCTACTTTTTCACAAGACTTTTTACGGTCTCTAACAAGGCCCAGCTTTGGTCAGGGTCTATTTCAAGTGGGTCAGGCTATTGGTCAAATGCCTACAACTACTCGTGCTGTACAACAGGAAAAAGAAAGGAAAGAAACATTATCTGGTTTTGATCCTAATACTGTTGAAGGTCTTACTGGGTTGGCTCAGTACTACCAGTCTCAAGGTGATTTACAAAATGCAGCCAAACTTGCCACTGCTGCTAGAGACTTAGCGACTCAAGAAGCAAATGCAAAAGCTTTAGACAGCCGCAAGGTACAAATCAAATCTCAAGCTGAAAACCTTGGTCTTGACGACTTAGCGGCTCAGATTGAAAACGTGACTGACAATAAGGAACTTGGTGACCTTGTAGGCACTATGATTGACTACCGCCTCAAGAACATGCCAACGCAAACACCAGCCCAACGAAAGCAGTTGGCTAGACAGCGTGGCATCAGTGACAAATTATTTAAGGAACTAGGACTAGGCCAAGCCCCTGACCAAGTGTTTAACGACGTCCTCACAGGCCAACGTGGTGGTGACATTGAGTTCTTCTTGAAGGACGGTAAAGTAATGCCTTTCCGTACCGAAGGAGGACAGGTGTACGACAGAGAAAACA